CCCAGAACGGGTAGGTGTCGGTCGCTTGGCAAGCCTCCGGCAGAGAGAGAAATCTTTTCCTCAACTCCGCTCCGAAGACTAAAAGCCAATCTGCGCCGCGTGCTGGCGCTCCTCCAGTAGGAGGGCAAAAGCTCGTACGGCGAGGCTTAACGGCCGAAAGGCCCTGTAGAACTCGGACCGGAAGAATCCCACCTAGGAATAGGGGGACGCCACCAGCAGCGAGGTCTACGACCCGTGCCCTTAACGGTAAATCCGTTAGGGGCGGTGGTCGCGGGCTTAGCTTTTCTCCCAGAGACAGACCTTGGTCTGTCTCTGGCTTACCTCGGTTAACCATTGGGCTTAGGGTAGTGTTCGCTGCACTAACCGCCTATTATGGTTCACCGAGATCAGGCACCTTGCAAGGAGTAGCTGGTCAGGCCTTCTGGACCATCAAGCGCAAGCTTGAGGTCCTAGCGAGGAACTGCGGCGAGGAATATGCTCTCTCAGTAGAGAAAGAATTCCTCAGCGATTGCCGCATAAGTTTCCTCGAAGGCCGACCACTGCATCATTACCTCCTGCGGGGCATTAACTTACCAATGGGAGCGATTGCTCAGCTCTCCATGGGTAAGCGTGCCCTTCCGACGCCCGGTTCGAGGACAATTAAGGAGTCACTCGAAGCCCATGAGGCGAATCTTACGTCCAGTTTTATAACTGCACCTAAGGTTCTTCTCCGGGTCCGGGCGTTCATCCAGCGTTGGGCCCGCCGTTTGCCAGGGAAATCCTGGATTCCGGAGCTCCGGACAGAGTCGAATTCGGCCTGCCTGGAGTTCTCACGGAAGAACGGCGGCCTCAATAGCTGGATTAGGGAGGCATTGAGCCAAGAAGACCTGATCGAAATCCCACAGGGTGTCCCCTACGGGGTCGACTCAGCCGCTTGGGAGCTTGAGGTATCCGGGTTGAAGGTGCTCGCGAGAGCATCTCGACAACTCCGTGAAACCCAAGTCCCCAAGGGCTGCGTCGAGGTCGTAGAGGAGCCAGGGCTTAAGGCCCGGATTGTGACAAAGTCAGAAGCTGCTTTAGTCATAACCGGACACCTCGCCCGGCGGCGCCTATTCAAGGGTCTGTTGAAGACCCCTGAGGTAGGGCCCGTCCTTCGTGGTGAGCTTGATCAGGTTTGGGCCAGGTTGCAATCCTCTGAGGGGGAGGTTCTGTCGTCGGACCTTAAAGCCGCGACAGACTTACTCCCTCTCGACCTGATGGCCGCCGTCGTCGACGGGCTTGAAGATTCGGGGAAGTTTACCGACCTCGAACTCCGAGCCCTCCGACTGATGACAGGGCCACAGAGGATTGTCTGGCCGAACGGGCATGAGCACGTGACCAGTCGCGGCATCCTTATGGGTCTCCCTACTTCGTGGGCCCTCTTGAACCTAGTGCACCTGTTCTGGTGGCACGAGGCTCTGAGGACCCCTGATAAGGAGACAAATTCGAATGTCGCGTCGGTCTTCGGGGATGATGCCATCATCATCGCCGAAGCCGTGGTCATCGCCGAGTATGAGAAGATGGTCGCCGCTTGCGGCGGCCAGGTCTCACCCGGCAAGCATGCCCGCTCCTTGACTCGCGGGGTATACCTGGAACGTCTCCTCCTTCGGGAGGGGACGCGCGTGTGGCACTTAGGTGGGGCTTTCCCCATTTACAGGCGAAAGGTTTCGCAGAGGCACAGGAAGCGGTTGGCCCGTGAGGGCCGGCTACATCCTGTCAACTCCCGTCGGGCCCTCGTTACGAAGAAAGTAGTAACGGAGGCTTCGATACCACTCCGTGGCCTTATCTTCCCGGAACAGGGAACTGATAAGACACTCGGAGGGGTGAGTCCTGGACCATTGTGGTCCAGGCTGGGAGCGGTAACTTCTGCGATAGCCGAACAGTTTGGGCCCGTCAGAGTCTGGCGGGTGCAATCTTCCATCTTCAGAAATGTAATGGAAGACCTGTTCGGTAAAGGACTTTTCCCTGTCCCTCGGTCGTTAGGAGGCTCAGGCCTCCTTCCAGGACCGAAGGGCTGGAAAACCCCAATCCACCAAGTGCTCCCGCGGTTCGCTCGGAAGTCCATTGCCGTACTTAGTACGGACGAGTCCCTGGATCGGGACCCATCGGTTTTCGCACGATTGTGGCGTTTGCAACAATCGGCGTTCCCTTGGGTCTTCGACCAGGCTCGGGACCTCCCCACTTGCTGCGAGTACACTCCTGTTCCGGAGGGTACCCAGCCAGGTCCTGAGGTGCACATCTGTTCAGATGTGCGCCTGGACGGGGCCCTCTTCCAAATGAGTCAGCTTGCGCTGATGATGGAAGTGGACCCGAACCCGATGCCACGGTCTGACTACATGAGTCAGATCCGGAGCATTCGGCAGGGCCTGGTGGCTAAGTGGCCCTCGGCGGAGCCCGTTAAGGGCACCATCGAGAGGTGGCGGACGCGGGTACAAAAGCTGGGTGAGGACTTTGTCTTCACCCATCCAGGTCTACCCTGTGCAGAGGGCACACGTCTAGGGGATTGTATCCCTTATGACGTGCCTCCTTTTGCGCAAGGTGCGAGAAACTACGTCAGGCTTATGGCTCTAGCCTGGGTAGGGGGC